ATACGTCACCAAAGCGCTCTACACCCTCCTCCTTGGTCATGTAGACAGCGCGAGCCACCCACCAAACCTCATCCCATGTGCGAGCCGGTGAATGCAAAAAGTCTGACCAGTAAACGTAATCAATAGGGCTGTGAGCCGCATCAATGCGCTCTGTCGGGTCTTCAATCGTGTTGTAAACCTGTGATTCGTCTTGCTCCACACCCTCAACCTCGGGGCGGTCATTGACGATTACAGGCTCATAGCGAATCCATGCTGTACCGCGACCAGGCAACAATCTGTCTTGCACCGCACCAGACATGGCCGCGTCAAAGTCACCGAATTGCGTGGTCTCGTACTCCATGACACGCTCAAGCATTGTGGATGCAAGGCGACCCACAGGGTCTTGATCCATGTAGCGGCGTGACACTTCGGGCTTGGCTTGGCGACCGTACAGGGCAGGGAACAGCACTTGGATGTTTGACCACAGGATGTTGAACTTCATCCTTGGCATTTCTATGGCATCACGCTCATCCCGATAGCGCTTGACAACCTTTAAGCCGCGCTTTTCCCACTTATCAAATATTTTGATGGCGGTCTCAATTTGGTCATGCCAGTACGGGCCTGGGTCTTCGCCCTCATATGCGCCGTTTTCTTCGTACATGATTAATTACCGCTGGCAAAGAAGAATGTCACATCCAACGTGCCGCCCTCGGTTGCGTGTAAGCTAGTTCCTACATTGGCAGGGAATCGGTGAAACCCAATGGCAGGGGTAATCGTGCCTGACATGACCGTGCCGCTTGCGCCACCGTCTCTAAGCACTAAAGTTCCCGAGCTGGTGCTGTTGATGTAAAACCCAAGCAATTGGCATGGGCCTGTTGTGACATCTCCTGTTGCGGTGATGTTTTTGTATGCACCTACTTCTGCGACCGGCTGGCTCATATGCGCTCCTCTTTATGTTGCATCTCATAATCCCACAGCTCATCAAGTGTGATGGTTTGCAGGGTCTTGCCCTTGGGCGGTGTTTGATCTTTTGCCTCTTGTCGATAGGCTACTGCCAACATTCTAAACGCATCTGCGGGGTGTGAGCACCAATCATGGCGCGGAGTTTGACGAAAAGTTTTCTTATCTTCATCATATTCACGCTGATATTGCCTTAACGCTTCCAGCCCCTCATCGCATCTAGAGTCGAAATAACAGATGGGCAGGATCATCCGCACGGCTTGGATGCCGTCTTGCACACCAATCTCAGGCACGATGGCGAGCTTGCTGATGCCGCCCAAATGTGCAGCCAATTGCTCAACAATGGACTTGCCGCCGCTTGCTAAGGTCTTGGCTCTGGCATCATGCGGCAGGAAATGGCGGGTGTATCGGTAGCCCTTGGCGTTGACCACATCGGCTATTTCCTCAATGCTTGCGCCTGATACGGCGTAATAGTCCATTACCCTGATCTCGCCCCTAACCACCTGATACCACCAGATGGCGGTGTCGTCTCGGTAACCTAAGTCCCATGCGGTAAATACTGGGGATTCTGGCTCAAACGGTAGCTCACAAATCCTGCCCTCGGCATCAGCCTGGCGCATTTCCTGACCAAAGAACGCTCCCAGCAAGGCGGCATCAAAGCTGCACTCATATTCCTGATCGTACTGATCTTGGCTTAACTGCGACCGAGCCGCTTGCAATTCTGTGTCTGGCAATAGCTTGGACACTGAGGCCGGTAGGCGTAGCAGAAACCAATCTGGCACGACTTGGCTGACCTTGTAGATGTCGTGGAACTGATTTTTACCCTTTGGTGTACCCCCAAACACAGCCCAGCCGAGGCGGTCACTCAAACACGGTCTGATGATGTTTCCCCAAACGCTTGGTCTAAAGTCACCGTATTCGTCCATGTAAACGCCGTTAAAGCCCATGCCCCGCATTGCGTCAGCGTTGTCTGCGCCAAACAGCATGATCTTTGCGCCGTTCACCAGCTCTACCGCTAATTCTGATTCATTGCTGGTTTTGGTAATTGGGGCTGCATAGTGCTTGAGATAGTCCCATGCCACCCGCTTGGCTTGGCTTCTGAATGGGGCTATGTAAGCGTATTGCGCTCCCCTACCGCTTTCGGTAATGGCTCGTTTGATCAAGTCGTTAATTGCGGCTACGGTCTTTCCAGCCCTGCGGTGGGCGAGTAGGCATGACCAGCGCTCGGTGCGCTGATGGAATGGCATAAATGCCGCCCTTGGGCTATAGGGCAGGATTACTTCACGCCGCCCCATGTCACCACCATTTCTACCGGCCCATCATCCTTGCCGGTGATCTCAGTCCTTGCCAACTTAGGTACATGGTATTCAACTACCGATTGGAATAGCTCAAAGGCTTTGGCAGGATTGGGTTTTATGTCAGCCTCGGGAATGCCATTAGCAACGTCATCAAGCCATTGTGTGAGTCGGTAAGCATTACCATCCACGAACATGGCTATGGCCTCTCTAGCCTGCGCTGTGACCTTATTAGGCACACCCGCAGCTCGACCGCCAGCCTTCTTTCTAGTTTTAACTACTTTAGTTTCGTTATTCATAATAAAGCATTAGTTACTCTGTTGGAACAGGGTATCTTAACTCTTGCGGTGATGCAAATGGGCTTTGACCTGAGCCGATACGTTTCTGGGCATAGTCCTGTGCTTTTTTGTATATCTCTGGCGTTGGCTCTATTCCCATTCTTAACAGGTCAATTTCCTGTTTGTTAAGGGTCGGCACTAACAATGGGTGCGACACCATTTTGCCGTCTTGTTCATAGGCGCTTGAAAACTCGGTCATTGCCCCGCCTTGGTTTACAGGTATCTCACCAAAGAAACCTTTGCCCTTTAATGAACCCTCTGTCATGTTTTGACCAGATTCCAAATACCTTGCGCCAGACAAGCCAGGCTCACGGCTGAGGGCTTGGGCTAACAAACTGTAATCAGGCATCTGCTACCTCTTTCATTTTGATCAGGCCGTTAAGCATTCTGCTTTTGGTGTTGTGCCATTGCTTGCTGAAGTCGCAATCTTGGTAATGCTCAAACTCAGGTATTCCCAACGTGTAATGGGCAATTCTGGCGTTCTTGTTGTCTTGCTCGCCAATCAGTACGTTCCATTCTTTCGGTAGCTCACCGATAAGTGAATCGGGCAACCAACCGAAACGATGCAAGTCTGAGCCGCTGTGGTCGTCCACAAAGTCAGGTGTCAGCACTCGGTTTCTTAGGTGGTCGCAATTCCACAAAATCAGGCTTGACCAATTCTTTCTAGGGTAATCCCTGTTCGCCGCTTCCATCGGTGTGCCAATGTACTTCTTTGGGTGCTTGGTCAAGTAATTGTGCTTAACCACTTGCACCGCCTTAGTCGGGTCAAACAGCTTGGCAAGGTCATCAATGTTGGACAGCATCAGCATATCGCTTGCGTCCAAAAATATCGCTTTGCCGGTGAACTTGGTGAAGTAGGGTACTAAAAACCGCTGATAAGTAAATGCGTTTGTGCCGTCCCGCTGTGTACCGTGTAACGGTGTTATGGCGACCGGCTCGCTAGTGCGCTCAATCAGGCTCTGACAAAACACATGGTAGCCAACAGCTTCCCTTGGGTCATAGCCAGCGAATATTCTGATCATTTTAATGACAGTAGATAGATTGTGCTGTCAACCAGTGCGGCGATTTCATCCACAATGTTTTGCAAATGGCTGTCGTCTGGCAAAGCATCACGGTTTTTTTCTATGTAAGTTTTGATGCTGGCAAGGTACTTTTGCGGGTCTTTGGCGTTGTGAAAGTTCTCAGGAAAGTCCTTGATCTTTTCGTAACAGCCAGAGTACGCCTCTGCGTAGGTGTCAGCCAGATCGACAATGGCTGGGTAGTATTTCCCCAGAGCCTTGTGGACGGCGTATGAATCGGTGCTCAGGTGCATGAAATGCGCCACCGTTGAGCTGTGAAACAGCGTAGAAATAAAGTCGGCAACGTCTTTTTTCATGGTTATCCTAAAAAAGGCAGGGGTCAATGCCCCTGCTAAGGAGACAACTGCACATCAATTGTAAACGCTGGAATCGGTACGTCAACAGGCCAAGCGCCTTGATTAAAAAGTTTTGCAACCGTAGCTATGTGGGCGTGATGCCACTTTTCTTGCCGTTCCTCTTTGCTTAATTCTTTGCCTTGGTCAATTTCAAAATGGCATTTCAGGCACAAAGCAGCCACTTGGTTGTCATCAGCTTTGATGCCCCTACCCTTGCCGCTACCCCAGTTTGTGTGTGCGGCCTGCACCATCTGACCTGACCCGCAGGCTTGGCAATCAAGCCCCGCCACCAGTTTTAAGAGTTTTTTGCTTCTGATGTATTGGTGTTTTTGGTACAACTATAGTCTCCAATGTGGTAAATCTATGTTCGTTAGCGCATTCAAGCCTGCGGCGGCGGCTATTTCCTGTGCTTGTTCTGGTTTCTTTGACAATTGTCCATGTGCCGCATTCTGGGCATTTCATTGATATGCTTTTTGAGGAATTTTGGTCAACAAAAACGACCAAATGCCGCCCCCAAATAGCTTGGCTATAAATTGCAATGCAACAATTTCAGGCATCAACCCACCAAAAGCAATGGTCGGGAATGTGATGGAATCCACCGCAGCGCCAGCAACGTTAGACCCATTTGATCGAATCATCCAAGATTTTTTACGCAAAAATTGATAAACAATTGTGTCGGCAATCATGGCAAGGGCAAATGCTACCAGCGAGGCCAAAGCTATTGCGCCTGCTGCTGGATTAAGCAAATAGGAAATAACACTTGCTGCCGCAATCAATCCACCCATTTTTAGCAAAAGCCTGTTGTTTTGCCAATGTTCATGCAATTTGTCCCGCAATGACAAATCCAACCCAATCAACACAAAGGCGTTTATTGGGCTAAACCAAGGGCCAAGCCATGCAACCAATAGGTTGGCAACAACAAGTGCGGCAATGTAAATAATTGGATAAATCAAATCAAAATCTCCTGTAATGGTTTTATTTCCCAAAGTGGGGGTGGGTTGGTTGAATCAATTCGTTTAGCCATACATCCAGCGCATTGCAAATTTTCAGCATGATGCAACGCAACATTGGTGGAATCAGCACTTGCCAAAGGCCACGGGCCAGCAGATTGCCCAAGCATCCTCATGCCATGCACCCACGGTATTTGCCGCCCATAGGCATTAACAAGGGCATTAAAAGCCTCATCCATGCGTCCACACCATTTAGATGTGCCAATCTGCCAATATTCACCAGCAGACCCAAAACAAACTTTTCCCCATTGGTCACAAAGTTCGATTAAATAGCTTATTGGCAAACCAAGATGCCAAACAGGTATACCCAATTCTTTACGAAAAGGCCATGTTTTAGTCATTTCACGCTGTTGGTCAACAGTTCCATCAATTACGTCAGGTACTACCGCCCAATGCGGATGCGCCAATAAAGGGTCAGCCCATTTATAAAAACCTGTTAAGTTAAATTCCAATCCTCTGGTTTTTGCACTAAATGCACCGTTATCAAGCATTAAAGATTGACCAATTTGTAAGCATCTTTGCAAATCATCTGGTCTGGCATAAGAAATACAAAAGTTTTTGCCTGCCATTGTTTGAATTGCTTTAATGGGGCTGATTGGCGTTCCATGATAGTGAATCATGTTATTCCTCTAACGCCCGAAACTTAACGCCTTGCTGTGCGCCAAACATGGATGACAGCTCAATCAGTTCGGTCATCTCAGACACGCTCATTTTGCTTGTCCTTGCGCCAATGACCACAAACCCGCCCTCAATGCCTGGCACAATCTTTTGCTTTTTCAATGCGGCAGTTAACACATCTTTCCATTCTTCCTTGGGTAGCTTTTGACCGTACCAAACCACTTGCTGGGCAATGTCCTCAAGGTTTGCCCACATTAGCCGGTTTTGCTCAAGGCTTCTCACTTAATTACCCCAATCATGCGTAAAGCCGCATCAGGGCTATCTACAACCGCCAATGCGCCCCCTAACCAGTTATGATGCCACCGTAGCTGGTCTTCATTCAAAGACCTCTTAGACGGCGGTTTAAAGCCGTCCTTAATCTCCATAAGCAGGGTTTGGCCTTTATAGCCCACCAGCAAATCAGGTACACCCTTACCAACACCAGCCAAAGACTGCACCGTAGCGCCAGCCGTTCGTAGCGCCGTGACCA